TTATGTTCTACTTTTACCCCCGCCTTGAAGGTGAGGGGCGGCTTGTGTGGCGAGTTCGCGGCGGCTGGCGGCGACGGTGTAGCGGGTCACTTCGTCCAGGGATTGGTGGCCGCTGATGGCCATGATCTGGTGCGGTGTGCATCCGGCCTCGGCCAACCTGCGGCATGCGGCTTTGCGTAGGCCGTGGGGTGATAGTTTGTCCGGCAAGCCCGCTTCCTTTGTCATGTCTCGAAACCAGTTGGTGAAGCCAGCCGGAGTGAATGGCTTGCCTTGAGCGGTCGTCAAAAACGTCATGTTCTTAAGGGGCAGTGCATTGAGCACGTCTTTGAAGGCGGCGTGAAATGGGATCTCCACCAACTGGCCTGTCTTCTGCTGGACGATGGAAATCCATCCATCGCGCACATGTTGGCGACCCATGCGGACAACGTCACTGCGGCGCTGGCCTGTGTAAAGCAGGAGCGATAGCGCCAAGTGCGCGCGGGTGCCTGGCTTGTGGTATGCGGTGAATTGTTCGATGTGGTGTTCCTCCCAGGTTAAAAAGCCTTCGGACTTGTGCCGGATTTTCTTCACGTCCTTGGTGGGATCATCCCGACGCCATTGCAGATCGACAGCATGCAGCATCAGTATGTGGATGATCCGCAGTAGATTGTTTGCGGCGGCTGGTGTCGCTGCCTTCTCCCCAATGATTTTTTTGACGTTCTGGGCCTGCATGTGATGTACACGCTTGGCACCGTGCTCTTCCCGGAATCGTTCGATGATGCCGCGATATGTGGTCTTGGTGGATTCTGATAGCCTCTGGAAATCAGATGTTTTGTAATAGCTGACGACAAGCGCAGAGACCGTGCCGGGTGCGCTCTTGGATTTGCCAACCTCTATCTTTTCACCGGCCATCGCCTTTTCGTATGAGGCCATGAATTCTGGACTCCAGGGCAACCCTGAAAGGGGCTTGATCGGAAATCCTTTCCGCCGATAGTACCAGCGAATTTTCCCATGCCGATCCTCAAAGCCCTGGCAGTATTTTGGCGGTCTGTGCATTTGCTTCATTCTTCAATCCCAATCGTTGCCGTCTGGGTACGAAATATCGCCATCGGATGGCAGTGCGTCCAGCGCAATATCAATCTGGCGTACATCCCACACACGCCGCGCATCAATTTTACGCGGCTGAGGCATGCGGCCATCATTCACCATCTCGTCAAACTTTGAGACGCCAACACCGGCATAGGCCGCCGCCTGGACACGGTTGAGCATCCGTTGGGATGGCAACGGCAAGGCTGATTTTGGGTGGTATGGTTCGGTTCGCATTATGATTACCCTCTAGCTCGGAAGGCCGAATTGCCAAGGCTACTTGCCTGGCGGGCTTTCGATTATCTGCTCTCTTGTGCGCCCTGGAATGCCTTACGAACGTCATTTTCGGTAAGAGCCGAACCGACCTTCTCATCAGGGGGCACTAGGCTTGCGAGGCTCTGGAGCCAACCCCCAGCAGCCTCGCAGTCCCGCGCCGTGCAATCTCGGAGAGGCTTTCCGTTGGGCATAATCATGTCCATTAAGATCATTTTGGCTTCTTCGATGATCTTCGCCTTGACTTTGGCTTTCAAGGTATCAGCCCTTGCCTTGAGGGAAACAGTAGTTTTCCTCTCCACGGTAAGGGATGGTCTGGTGACGATGCTGTTATAGTTGTTTGAAAACCAATATTCGATGATAGCATCGAGATAATCAGGGCCATCATCCAATAAAAGCGCATCTCGCAAAGCGCTAAGAATGGCCTGTTTGTCGGCTCCAGCATGATCATCCATAACCCTGATGAGTAGCTCTCGTGGGTTGTATCGTTTCCACGACTGAACCTTCGCGCCGTATGTACCTGCATCAAGCATCTGACTTCCTTTCAGAGTAAGTTCATTTCTTTTAGAACTTTGCGTGCCGCCGACATCTCGGCGTATTCTTGGCGGCGCTTCGCTCGATATTCATCGGATCGGCGAATGTCACGCTGCTTACCGCGAGACTTGGCGTAATAGGCTTCAGGGTCCTGTTCTCGCCTTCTTCTTGCAGCTTCGCGTCTTTTGAATTTAAAAAGTTCTGGATTTTGAGCTTTCTTCTCGGATTCTCGGTCTCTTCTCTTGATCCGCTCTTCTGGATTGCGCTGAAAGCGTTCCCGCTTCTTGGCGTTAATCTTACTTCTGTTCGCCGCTTGGTATTCTTTGGTTCGCGCCAAAATTTGCGCTCGGTTTGCCTCATATCGGGCTTTTGCCTTGGCGGCCTTACAAGCTTCAGAGCATACTTTTGTTTGCCCTAGACGACCGCTGATATCGACACTGCACACTTCACAGAAGCGTTGCTTCATCATTTATTGCACCTCCATACAAGCGAATGCCCGCTTCGCCTGTTCGCGCCGAAGGGCGTTTCGTTTCTTGGTGACAAGCTCCAGATGATCGGGGTGAGGCCGCACGCAAAGCCGGTTGCGGCATACGTGATCGATTTCCTTCTTTCCGGGGATGTAGCCGAATTCATTGGTCCACATGACAAGATGGACAGCTACCGTCTGACCACTGAGCGACATGCGCGGATAGCCCGCGCCGCGTCCTTCGTTGCCGGAGGTCGGACCTGTCCAGATCCAGCAACCCGTTTCCTGTTTTTCAATCACGCGAGACATAATCCGTTCGCGGATCTCTTCGCGGCGGTTCTCGTCAGGCATCGGCGCTGCCTTCCGTGGTATCGCTGGCCAGCGCCTCCTTAAGGGTTTTCTCTTTCTCGAATTCGAGCGCGATCCGCATCAGCGCGGACCGATATGAAGCCTTGACTTCATGTGTCTGCCTGAGTCCTTGTATTGGATACGGCTTATCGCTGAGGATGTAGTAGGCCTCGCATATTGATAAGCCACCTCGACCAGCGAGACCGCGCAAGGTCTGGCTATGATTAGTTTGCGCTTGCTTTTCGTGTGGCTGAATTAGCGCCCATGGAATGCATTTGATAATTGGGTCGTTGAGGATTGGGAACATAGGCTCAGACATCACTCTGCCTTTCCTTTGTTGAGGACGGTGCGGGCTGCATTTATTGCGGCGACCTTGTGATGAATTAGGACGCCATCTGCATCGCGTTTCCAAGGCAGGTTGGGCGGGAGCATATCAGCAAGCGCTGCCTCCAGCTCTGCAATGCGGGCCTGCTGGTCGGGCATGGCTGACAGCACAACGCGAAACTGCTCCCGGATCGCGGAGAAAACACCAGCATGGGCCAGTACCCATTCATAAAGCTCGTCATCCTCGCTCTTATCGCCAAGATCGTAGGGCGCCTTCATCAGAAGATATGAAGAGACCTTCCGATCAAGCCACTCCGAAAAATACTGGATTGTGTTGATGGCTGGATTTGACATAAAGCGCGTGAGGGGTGTAGCGCCCATCATTTCCGCGATTGTCAGCATTCCGGCAGCCTTCATGCGATCATCTAGGGTGATGACCGGCTCTTGCGCTGGCGCTGTGGTGACGGTTGCGACAGGCAGCTCCTCAAACCGCCCATCTTCGAATTCTTCACGGGGCCGCACCCACAGATTGCCGTCTTCGGTGGCGCGATAGATAGCGACTTCCCGCATATCAACTGCCTGATTGTCATACTCAGCATCAAGGTTCGGGTCGTGCCAATGCTCGGTCTGCATTTTGCCGATGCCGATCAACTCGTATGTGCTGCCGCGCTTTTTGTGGCGGTGCGTTGCCGCCGTCTGCGGAAGGGCGGCTTCCAATGCTTCAAGCTGCTTGCGGTCGATCACGGTTATGTCGTCCACTGGAGACGCACCCATGTCTTCCTTCAACTTGGCGATGATTTCACTTGTGATGGTCATTGGGGAACCTCCGCAGCATCGCCACACTGAAAGGTATCAACTTCGCCATCCGGCAGAACATCGCCGCTATCGAGGTCCACGACAGGCGATCCTTCCAGACAGGCGGCGTGGCACGTTCCCATTTCAACATCGGTGGCGCAGATGTCTTCGGGCTTGAATGGGGTGGCGCAGATCGGGCATTCGCGCGGGGCAAGTTGGTAAAAGCGCTCCAAGAATTCTTTCTCTGCCCGTTGCGGAAACCATCCGTGTATTTCCACGCCTATCGGGCGATACCGCAGGCCCCAGGGTTCGGGTGGCTTACCCATGACTTGGCTCAGTTCGTCACCGAGGATGGCTTCATCGGCCCATCGCACGCTTTCGGGCGTCACCAGCGGCAAGCCAAAGCGTAGGCAGATGGCCGTCATCAGGTTTGTTTCAAACGCCTTGTAGTTACTCAGATGGGGCTTTACCGGGCGGATGATGTCGGAAATATACGCTTCCGCTGCATCGTGCAGCAGGCCCCAGAGGGCATCTTCACTGCGCACTTGATGGCTGATGAGTACGCAGTGTTCCGCCACGGAATAGAAGTGGTTGCAATGGCCGCCGTAGCGGCACGCCATGGATAGCGCATGGGCTATGTCTTCAATATGGATTTCTTCGGGCCGTGGATCGCATGGCCAGAACTTGCGACCGGAATAGGTCTGCATCCAATCGCCGTGACGACGATCCTCACCCTGCGCAATTACTTCCGTGCTTTCCATGTCTCGAAATCCTTTTTCATGCGCTGCCAGCGGGATGCGGCGGCGGGGTCTGTGTTGAGTTCGGCCCGCGACTTGATTTGCAGCATGGTGCGGACGCGGGTTTTGATGCGGTCGGCGTCGGCGGATGGGTCCATGCCGTGCTGGTCGATCAGCCAGAGGCGGAAATTGTTGTGCTGGGTGGCCATGGCGCATTCTGCGGCGTAGTTGGGTGGTTCCCTGCCTGCGGCCTTGCGCTCCAGGTTCCTGATTTCCATGTTCTGGGCGTGGATGCGCGCAATGGCGGCATCCAGCATTGACAGCAGGAAGCTTATCCATGCGCGGCCCTTGATCAGCATCTGTTCATCGTCAAAGCTGATGCCTGGGCGAAGGGTGGCGATATCCTGCACGGTAGATGATCCGGCCTCGCGCACGCTCAAGACCGGCGCACGGCTGGCGGGGTCGAGGCCCCGCAGCCATTCGGTCGATGCAAGGGCATCGACGCGGCGGATTTCTTCGAGTTGCTTTGCGCGGGCCTCACGGTCAGTCATGTGGCAAGACCCGTGGATAGACGACATAGAGTTCGTCCGTGCCGACAGTTGGCGTCAAAAGGCCTGGGCTTGATTCTGTCAGCAGGTTGATCGCTACATCAGTCGTCTTAATGCTGGATAGGGCATCTTTCAGATAGTCGCCATTAAAGCCGATTCTGATTTGCGGGCCATTATATTCAGCTGCGATTTCCTCCACGGCTTCTTCGCCGTCAGTCGCGGCCATGGACACCTGCAACATGCCATTTGACCCGACAAGCTTGATCGTGTCGCGCTTATCATCTTTCTTGACGAGGCAGACGCGATGCACTGCATTGATAAGATGCTTGGCATCAACGATGATACGGCTGGTATTGTCCTTAGGAATTGCAACGTCATAGTCTGGGTAGACGGCATCGATCAGTTTTGATGTGAGGCGTACGTCATGACAGCAGATCTGTATCATTTCGTCAGAGATTTTGACTTGGGCAGACGCCTTGGTCTCGCCAAACAGTCTTCTGATTGCATCAATAGCTTTGATGGGGATGATTGCGCCGGGGAAGGTTGTGCCAGCCTCACACGGAAAACGCACAACTGCGAGATTGTGCCCATCGGCAGCAACTACGGCGATTTTGTTTTCGCCTTCTTCCGGGTGGATGAAAATCCCCGACAGATAGGCTCTGTCCTTATGGTCAAACAGGGCATATTTGACACGGGCGATGGCGGAAATCAGCGAGGGCATATCGACCGCCACCGACTTGCCGGACGCCAGCGATGCAATCGTCGGGAATTGATCGGCGTGGAGTGTGGCCAGCAGGAACCGAGAGCGGCCCGACTTTACGCGGACCTGACCGCGTAGATCATCAAAGGAAAACTCGATTTCCGCCACTTCGGAAAAGCTTTTAACGATATCGAGCAGCGCCTTGCCAGACAATGTGAGTGGATTGCCTGATGCGCTTTCCAGCAGATCGCAGGATGTTTCAACCTCCACTGTCATGTTGGTGCCTGACAAGCGAAGGCGCTCTGCATTTGGGGAAAGCAGGACGTTTTGAAGGATCGGGATATTCGAGCGCGGATCGACCGCCTCGAATACTGCATTGAGGGCAGGCAGGATCTGCGAGCGATGGACGCGAAACAGGAAGGTATCAGCCATGAGGGGGGGCTTCCTTCGCGTAAGCCTCGGCAATGCGGAGTTCTGCTTCTGGCAGAAGCATGTCTGCGTCGGGGAGCAGGTCGTAAAACTCTCGCAGGATATCCAACTTGTCTTCTCCGAGAGCAATCATTCTGTAAACGCGCCGGACATCTGCACGGCGGCGAGCTGCAAGAGCTTCGTCTGGGTGAATTTTTGCCATTTCAAACTCCTTTGGCTTGCCGTCCGCCGCGCACGCTTTCGCGGTAGGCGATCTGCATGGTGATGGCGGGCAGGGTGGCAATCGTGCCGGTGATGGTTTTGACGCGGTGGGTGCGGATGAAGGGGAATTGCTCTTCCAGCACGCTTTTGCCTGTCGGCTTGGGTGCGGGCTGGGCGGGGTCGAGTGAGGGGATATTCCAGCCGCCTTGGCGGTCGCTTTGGCAGCCTGCGGCATTCATCCATTTGCGGGCGCTGTGCTTGCCGCAACCGCAATGGGCGGCGATATCAGCCGTGGTCATTCTGGCGGCGGCCATGGTGCGCAGCTCGGCGTCTGTCGGGCGGTTGGCGTAGGCTGCATGGTGGGTCATTGCGCATGCTCCCTCAGGGTTTTGCATTTGGTGATCAGCAGGCCGGGGACGTGGCCGGACTTGCGGGCCTCGGCGGCGCTGGTGGCCTCGATATCCGCCGTGGTGCCATCCGAGTAATGGAGGCGGAAGAGTGTGGTGGGCTGGGCTGGTTTAGCCATCAGCTTGCCTCCGGGCTTGCAGCCACGTGCGGATGGCGTGGCTCAAGGCGTGGTCGGTGTGCAGGTTGCCTCGCAGGTTGATGATGTGCAGCGCGGCATGGCAGGCCCAGGCCAGCGCCCGGCCATTGATGATGCCGCCGTTTTGGGAAAGCCTTGCGCCGTGGCGGACGTTTTCGGCTTCGATGTCAAATTCGTGGGACAGGCTGGCGATGGAAATCTCAGCGTTGAATAGGTTGGTCGAAGTGTCGTTATCTACGACCAAGGGTGGGCGGCGGCGCGGGAAAGGGAGGATGGTGGCGGTGGATTGGGTGGTCATGGCTGTCCATCCTGAGGGGTTGCTTCCAAGCCCATACGAAATAGACGCCTTATGGCTTCCCCGCGGGAGCGAATACGGTTTTCAAAAGACCAGTTGTCGATTGCCTTCAAATCGGACTCCGTCATCATCACTGAGATGCGGAGATCCTTCAGCTCTTTACGCTCGCTCATGGCTGGCCACCCATTGCCGCTGCAATGCGGGCATCCATGTGAGCTTGGAAGGCCGGGAACTGTTCGCCGATCTCGTGCATGAAGCCAGCCCGCCACAACAGGATAAATTTGCGGGCTTCCGTGCCGCGCTCCAGTGAGGCGGCGAAGGATATGGCGGCGTCGGTGCGGACACGGCGGAGGCGTTCGCGGTGGGATTTGGCTTTTTCACCGTCCAGACGCAAGGCGAGCGCGATGGTCGTGCCGCCGAAAATCACCATTGGCCAGTAGGGGAAAACCGGACGTGAGGCGTCCCAGATATCTTTGATGATGTCGATCATCTGACAAGCTCCATATGCAGCAGGCGGAATTGCTGGCGCAGATCCTGCGGGATGGTGGCGAAGCGCTCGACGGGGCTGGTGGGGCCGATGTCGGTGCAAGGGTCGATCTCGCGGGCAATGCGGGAAAGGATGATGCGCATGCGGTCATTTTCGGCGCGCAAGGGCTGCTCTTCCTGCGGGGTGGATGGTGTGATCATGTCCACCTCACAAGATCTTGACGATGATGGTGAACAGCGCGATGCCAAGCGCCAGGCCGTAGCAGATGCGCTTTGCATCGCGGTTTGCCGCCTCGGCATCGCTGGCCAGCATGGCCTGCACGTCGATGGGAATGCGGGTAATGGTGTGGTCAAGGGATTTGGGCATAATGGGTGCCTTTATTGATCCGTTCGGGAAACCGCAGGGGGTGGATCGGCTGCGGAAACCGGAGGGGATCACGCTGCTTCCATGGTCTTGGGGTGATGGGATGATCCAGCGGCCTTAAGCTCGGCTGCCAAATGCCTGAAAAACTCGGTGCGCAGCATTTCCATGCTGCTGACATTTGGCAGGCCGTCACGCATACGTTTCTTGCGCTGCTGATCCATGGAGCTGATGGTGGCAAAAACATCAAAACTGTCGATTGCCGCGACGATATCGGGATGAGACAGGAACGGCGGAGCGCTGCAAAGCGCCTCAAGTATTGGGCGCAAGATGCCGGCTGCCCACAAATCCTGATTATCGTCAAAGCCATCGCATCGAACGAGGATGGAAAGCGCCTGGGTAAGCCGGTCGCCATATTTTCCGTACAAATCCTTGGCGCCGCCAACGAAATAGATGGTCTTTGGCGGCTTGCTGCCTTTGCTTCCGTTGCTGGTGGCAATCTTGCATCCGGCTGCCTCTATGGCGGCCTTGAGAGAAACCGCCGCCGGATTACCTGCGGCCAATTCAGCACGAAAAATATTGAAGCTGGTTATGGCGGTGACAGCACCATTGACCGCAGCAAATGCCTCTGCCTGTTCGGCGCGGTCCATAGGCACAATCTGGCACGGAACCTGATCAATCGCGCACAAAGCTGCCGCATGAACCCGGTGCTGCCCGTCGATTATTGCGAATTTTCCGCCCTCGACTGGCGCGCAAAATACCGGAGAAAAGCGCGACCACTTGAAATTGCTGGCAATGCGCCGGATGGCTGTCCAGTTTTTGCGGTCAAGGTCGCGCTGATAAGCGTCATCAACCACCAGATCGGCAATGGGAACCCATTGCAGCATCGGCGCTGGTCCTGGCTCCGTTGATAGACTGTTGTCGGCATGCAAAGGGATTGGTCGCATTGGCGTTTCCTCAAAGATCCGTTCGGGAAACCGCAGGGGGTGGGGCTGCGGAAACCGGAGGGGATCAGGGCTTTGCTTGATTTTCAAAAGCGATGACATTCACCGCATCAACCAAAGCTGACTTGAAGCGATTGTAGGCGGCAGCCAGATCGCGAAGGCCACCCTGATAGCGAGGATCAAATTGCACAGTCGGCATGAAGCCTTGCTTGGTGGATTGCCAAACCTGAAGAACCAAAGCGATCTGTTTCCAGAAGAGACCGGCGTTCTCGCTGCATCGCGCAGCTTTTTCCATCTGCGCGATCTGGGCATTGAGCGTTTTTGCCGGTTTCATTTCTTGATCCTCTTCTTCTGGTGACGCCGCCGGATGGTGGGGTTGTGGGGACAGGTGGCATCCGGCGGCGTCTGCTTTTGCCAACCTCTGGGGTAATTCGATTGGCTGGCTGCACTATGAAAAACTAATAGTTATTCGTCAAGCGAAAATATTAGAAAATAATAACTGCTACGAATTTGCCATATCGAGAAGGTTGGCGCAGACCAGCTGTCCGCTTTCCAGCGTGCGAAATTTATGCAAGCGTGGGCTGTGGTTGTTTACTGTGTGGGGGCGCAATGATTAAGCGGATTATGATGATGGCAACGATACTTGCCGGTTGGGCGCTTTGGCCGATGTATGGGTACGCAAAAACGGGGGTAGATTGCGCAAAAGTTACGGACGCGGGGGAGCGTTTGTTGTGCTATGACGCCGTCTTTAAGTCCGAGACGGTCACCAAAAACAATAGTGCGTCCAACTGGGCGATTGTGATTGATAAGTCGAAGATCGATGATAGTCAGACCGTTGTTCTCGGCTCTGATTCCGATGAAGAATTTGACGATAAATTTTCGCTCAAGAAGATCAACGCCACCCTTCTATTGAGGTGCTTCGAGGGGAAAACGTCGATTCTTATCGGCGCCGGTAATCATTTCCTTGCGGATATTCAGAGCTTTGGAAAAGTTACCATAAGGCTGGATAGTGGCGCACCGTTTACGCAGGGCTTCACATCGACAACCGATCATAAATGGCTAGGTTTATTTGGCGGAACAGCTGTTCCGTTGATTAAGAAGATCATGGCGGCAAACGTCATTGTTCTTCGATTTACCCCATTTAACGGCGCGCCGATGGTTGCTACTTTCCAGGTGGCAGGTTTGCAAAATGACATTGCGCCTCTGCGCCAAGCTTGCCGCTGGTAGGTCCAGATGCACACCTATCTTTCGGAGTGGCGGCGGTTTCGGCGCCTTGGTCAAAAGCAGCTCGCGGCTAAAGCTGGTATTAGCCTGCAACATCTTTCGAATGTCGAGTTGGGCCGCAAGGCGTTCAACAGCGTGACATTGGAAAAGCTCGCGGATGCTCTGAGCTGCACAACGACTGAATTAGTCGCCGTTAATCCCGTCACCTACGGCGGCATGAAACTTTCCCGGATCGTCCGTGGAAATGATCCTGAACACCTTGAGGAAATTGCCGCTATTTTTTCCTCTCTGGCTCGCCTTGTGCGGACGCACCCGGAAAGAGTTCAAGAAGCCGTGAGGGTTGCTCAACAGCTTTCTGACCATAGTCACATGCGACGTAAAGGCGGCACGCAAGACAGCCAAGCGTGATGACGTAGAGCTTACGCTCATCAACACCCATGTCGGACATTGCTTTAATGATCTGATCGATCTGCTTTGCCATGCGCCACCCTTTAAAAACCTATGACAATATAGGGGGTAACGGCTAAATGAGGATCTACTCATAAATAAGAAAGATTCAGTCTGTCAGTTATAATTTTGAAACTTCTAATTTTCTGCGCGGGCTCTAAAACACGGGAATTGTGCGGTTTGACGGTGCGTTTTAGGTTTATCTTAAGTGATTGCCGCCGGGAATTGTTTAAAATGGAGTAAATATAAAGCTTGAAGCCGTCCTGAAATGGGGACTAGAAACTTGATGAATAAAGGGTTTCTAGGGGAGTTTTATGTATAAGAGGCGCGCTTTGTTTTCTGTCGCTGGAGGGCTGGCAAGTGTGGCGATAACGGGGGATCTTACGAATAAAGGTGATTTTTCAGGGGCAAAGGCAAAGTCTAGCGACATGGATAGGCTATTGAATATGCTTTCGACCGAGCGGGGCGGTAAATGGACATCCCAGGATGGCGGTGATTTGATATTAATCAGCCGGTCTTAGCTCCTTCTGCAACGGCCTGCATAATGCGCTTAGCTCGATCCAGCTCTTCTTCCGGCAAGCTGCTCGCAATCAAGAATATTTCCCATGCTGCGTCGTGTTCGCCACGCGGGCCTTTCCCTTTTCCTGTCAAAAGCCAATCAGTCGATATCTTGAATTTTTTGCAATAGCGGATCACGGAATCAGACTTAAAGCCTGATCGCCCATTCTCATGCCCGGCATAGGTTTGATAATTCACGCCCATTGCCTCCGCTGCTTCTTCAACGGTTGCAAAGCCAGCGGCGAGCCTCGCCATCTTCAATCTTTCACCAATGCTGTTCATGATTCTGAAAATGCCATAGATGGTTATTAGAAACTCGTTGACTTTGAACTATTAGTTTTTAATAGTGCTGGTATGAGCAACGATATCGACGTTAAAGCCATCCGCGCTGACCTAAAGATGACGCAAGCTGAGTTCGCAAGCGAAGTCGGGGTTAGCCAGAGTATGGTTTCGCAATGGGAAACCGGAACCGCCAAGCCTCGCGGCTCTGCGACCATTCTCATTGGTCAGTTGCGTGAGCGTCATTCCCCGAAAGAGGCCGCACAATGACGGCTTCGATTTACCGTTCCCAAACCGCGCCACTCGTCCCTGACTTGCGCGGTCATTGCAGCCGGGCGGGCGGACCTTCACGCCCGGCTGCCTTTTTATTCCAATACGCGCCGTTTTCTCTTCGCGGCGTGTGTGGGGCTGCGCGGTCCTCGAAACATCGCCGCGCGGCTTCCCCTTTTTACCATTGCCCGGCGCTGTCCTTTCCAATCCTTCGCCGGGTTGTGGTGCTGGCCGCGACCGCCATTGCGGCCAGCTTCCCCTTTGATCTTCGCTCCGCTGGTTTTGCGTTGGGGCAATGCGCGAGCGGCCTGAGGCGATGGCTTCGGGCCGCTTTTTGCGTGGGTGGTTTTCTGTCTTTCGCATGGCGTTCCGGGTCGGTTGATCTGGTTGACGCTGCGTAAGGCTCTCCGGTTTGCGCGTCACCGAATCGATGCGCCGAAATGTTTCCTTGACGGGTTTTGGAGGTTTTATGCGCGCTCTTAGCGAACAGAATATTGGTGATCTCAAGGGCGCAACAGAAGCGTCCTATGTGCTGGGCGGCGGTGTCACCAGCTTTGCAGTTTTGACACGGGTCGGCGTTTCTACCCTTTCGAAATATGCCGGGCTTGGGCCTGAAAACGCGCAATCGCTGATACCGATCGATATTGCTGTCGAGGCGGATAAGCGGGCTAGGCAACCTATTATCCTGGCGGAAATGGCCCGGCAGCTTGGCTACCGGCTGGTGCCAGATGATGGCAGCACCAATGAAACCAGCTTGTGCGAACACGATGCACTAATGCTTTCGCTGGGTGCGGCCAAGCTGGCAGGCGTGGTGGCGGATGCCACGGCGGACAACCGGATCGATGCCCGCGAGCGCGAAGATATTATCCGCGCCGGTCTGCCCTTGGTGCGGCAGGTGGAAGAGATCCTGCTGAAAGCGAGGGGTTGAGCCATGACGCTCGCCGAACACGTGGTTGCCAAATCCATCCATCGCCATTGCCGCGAAACCAACCTTGCGGCGCACAAGCCCGTGCGGGTGAGCCACGAAAGCCAGTGCAAGCGCTGCGGCGCGGTGCTGACCATGGCGGAGATTATCGAGCGGCATTGCATTGCATGCCAGGGGGTGCAGCGTGGCTGAGGCGCATATTGAACGGCTGCGAAGGCTGGAGCAATGCCCGGTTTGTCAATCCAAAAGGCTCGTGTTTGTGAACGTCGGCGGCCATTACAAGAGCGCCTATGCTTGTGACGCAATCTTTTCGGCCACTGTTGATGACGACAAGGTCAACGCGCTGAAAGCCTGTGGCAATGCAACGGCGCTGGCGGCCCGGCTGCTGACAGAAGAATGCAAAGGGGCCGCATCATGAGCGGCCTTAAGCAATTGAGCGACCACCCGGATTTGAAGCTCACGGCGCGCCGCCGCCGCATGGAGCTGGTGGTTGAGCTGTTTCACAGCGGCAAGAAATCCACGTTTGAAATTGCACATGAGCTTGGGCTTTCCGAGCAGGACGTTTGCGACCTGCTGGATGATGCCGGGCGAGGGGGATGGTGATGGCTGCACGGGTGAAACTGCGTGTGACGAAGATTTGCTGCCCGGCATGTAAGGGGAGTGGCAAGGTTCGGCTATTCAACTTTGACTGCGCCTGGTGCGACGGTTCGGGGCGAATGCCGACAAAGGTCGTTAAAGAATGCCTTGAAATAGAAGAAACTTTCAGCGCTGGTCGATTTATCGTTGATGGCGGCAGCGCAGACGATCGTTCGAAAGATATTGGACGAATGCGGGAAGTTGCGAAGCTTGCCGGTGTGAGGGCGCCGCGATGAACGCACTCACTCCCATCACAGCCGATACATCCGAGTTGGTCATCACTATCGAGCGGGCGCGGCTGGCGTTTGACGCTGGCGACGTGCAGGCGGCGTTTTTGCTGTCATCCGGCGCTTACGAACAGGCCAAGGCGGCGGGCCGGTATGCGGAGAAGGTCAAGGCCAGCCGCGAAATGATCGACAAGGCGCGGCGTATGCAGGCCGATGCCCTGAAAATCGAGAGCCTTTGCACCGTGGCCATGGCCGATGCGGTGGATGAGGCCCAAACGCAAGGCAAGCTCTCTCGCGGCGGACGGCCCGAAACGGTCCAAGGTGAGGACCGTTTTTCGCTTGAAGATGTCGGCATTGACAAGCGCCGCCTGCATGAGGCGCGGCATCTGCGCAATGCGGAGCGGGCGCAGCCGGGCTTTATCGACCGGGTGGTTGAGGCTCGAGTGAATGAGGGGCTGGAACCTAGCCGCGCCTCGATCAAGACAGCGGCGGGCCATGCCATCGGCACGAAGAGCCGCAGCCAGGAAGAGCGCGGCGTAAATGCCTACTTCACCCACGAATGCGCCGTGGCGACCCTGTTGGCGTTGGAATCGTTTTCAGCCGACGTGCTGGAGCCTGCTTGCGGCGATGGCGGCATTTCCCGGCCTATGCAGGCTGCTGGCTATACCATGGAGCTGGCCGATATCGTTGATCGCGGCCTTGCAAACCAGCATGGCGAATTGCAGCGGGTGGAAGACTTCCTGCAATCGCGGCCCACCGATCTGGGGCGGGATATCGTCACCAATCCGCCCTACGGCAAGGAAATTCTCAACCGTTTCGTGGCGCATGCGCTGCGGACGCATCGCCCCCGCAAGATGGCGCTGCTGTTGAACCTCAACTTCATGTGCGGCTGCGAAGATAAAGATCGCATCTTTGCCATGGAGGAATGCCCGCCAAGCAGGATCTATGTCTTCACCCGCCGCTTGCCAATGATGCATCAGGAAGGTTGGACCGGCCCTGAAGCCAGTAGCCAGATGAACACGGCCTGGTTCGTTTGGGAACAGAACGAAGACGGTTCCTATGGCCAAGGCTTTCCGCAGCTTATTCGGATTGACTGGCGGAAATTCGAGGGTGTGGCGGCATTGCCGCCCGGTGCTGGCGGGCATGTGGGGCCGGTGGGCCGCCCGGTCGTCGATCAGGAAGAGCCGAAGCGAACCACGCCCGTCAAAACCATTGACCAGCGGGTTGAGGAAGAATTCGAGCGCGCCATGCTTTGGATCAAGCATATGGAGCCGTTCGACCTTCGCCGGTTCCGTAGCAACGTCGCAGTGCGTGAGGATGTGGCAAAGGCGCTGCTCGACGCCATGCAGTTCAATGGGCTGATAGAGCCTGCCGGTGATGACCAGTGGGTGATTTCCAGCAAGGGCATCAGTTCCGCGATTGATGTGGCCGCCGTGGTTGCGACGCGCGAATGGCGCGCACGGGCGGCAAATCGCGGCCCCGATACCATTTCCGGCAAGCAGGCCTCGCTGGTCATAGGCGATGAATTTCAGGGCGCTGTTGATGTGGCGGCGGATGATGCCGCAGCACCCACTGAGGCCGATCCTCTCTATGCCAATGCCCTCGATCTCGTGTCACGCACGGGCAAGGCCTCGGTCGATTATTTCAAGCGTGAGTTGAAACTAGGCCATGCCAAGGCGGCGGCCATCGTGGCGCGGTTGATTGCCGAGGGGCTGGTTTCCGAACCGGACGCGGCGGGCCGACGCACTATTTTTACAGATAAAATCAAGGGGGCATTGTGATGGCTCAACCCGTGAAATTTGACGGCGCAAACATGGTGCTGCGTGCGCCTGCCGGACAGGAAGAAACGGTTTCTGACCTGTACACGTATACCAATGGCCATTGCTCTGTCTCGTGCTGGCAACTGACGGCGGACGAACTGGCGGAGGTCAACAGGACCGGACGTTTGTTCCTGTCGGTGTTTTTTGGCCGTAGCCAACCGCCTGTTTTTATTCGCGATGAAGAGGCTGTGCGATCCATCGTCGTTGATTACGGTGGCGTATGGAAGCGGGGTGGCGACCGTGGTTGATGATCTTGCTTATCTGTCGCGGCTTGAGCTGTGCAGCACCAAGGCAGACAGGGCCTCATGGCTACTGACAACGCCGCATGCGGTGCTGTCACGGCTCGAAGTCCCGGCGCGCCACAGGCTGGCCGCATGCGGCTTTGGTGATGGCATTCCGGCCCTTTCCGCCCATGTCGAGGCTTTCAATGCGCCACGCCTAGCGGACGGTGATTTGCCCGCAACGGTTGTTGCTCGGCTGGAATTTGAGAAATCGCGCATGCGGGAAATTGTGCGGATTGGGGGGGCGAGATGAATGTGGCTCTACATCCCCAACACACCAACATCATCAGTCTCTGCACCGGAGGCGGCGGCCTCGATCTCGCCGTCGAACTGGCAGTTCCAAGCGCTCGAACAGTCTGCATGGTCGAGAGGGAAGGCTTTGCCTGCGGCGCGCTGGTATCAGCAATGGAAGCGGGCCTCATGGCTCCAGCGCCTGTGTGGAGCGATGCCAGAACCTTCAACGGCAGACCATGGCGCGGCCTTGTGGATGGCCTCATTGGCGGCATCCCGTGTCAGCCTCACAGCCTTGCAGGAAAGCGGCGCGGTCAGGAAGACGAACGCGACCTCTGGTCGGTCGCCCGGCGCATCATCGTCCAGTCAGGCGCGTGGTTCGTCCTTATCGAAAACGTCCGTGGGATGTTGTCTTCGGGCGGTGCGGAGCGTGTCTGGCGAGACTTTCAGCGATTGGGCTTCTCGGTTGAGGGCGGATTGTTCCGGGCGTCAGAAGTTGGCGCATCACATGAGCGCGAACGGCTCTTCATCCTCGCGGTGGCAAACGCCATCGGCGAGCGACGGTTCGCGGGGCGGGACGATAACGGAATTAATGACCGGTGCATCGTTGACGCAACAGGTAGGAAGCCTTTGGCCGACAGTATTGGCGAACGAGGCGCGGCTGGGGTTTCGGGACCGCAGCAACCCGGCAAGCCGGGGGACGCAAGAGAGCCTTTCGACGGTAGCGGCGTTGTGGCCGACGCCACAGGCGAGGGATGGCAAGGGCGCGAACCAGCAGAATTTGTGCGACAGGGGGAGCAGGACGCCACCTTTGAACGAGGTGGCAGCCCTTTGGTCCACTCCATCGGTAGCGGATGTGCAGGGCGGACGGAAGTCGAGAAGCGGGGATCGTCGCAGCGAGTTACTCATGAATGGTCAGGCCGAACTACTTTGTTCCCGCCTCGGCCTGATGATTTCGACGGTTGGCGAAGCGCACTTGCGGCCTCGCCGGAGCTTGAACCCTCTTTTTGTCGAGTGGCTGATGGGCTGGCCTCCAGGTTGGACATTGCTCGCGTGGACCGACTTAGGTTGCTCGGCAACGGCGTTGTGCCATTGGAAGGCGCGTATGCGTTCCGCACTCTTGTCGCTCGGCTTGCCGCGAGAGGCTCCGCCAGCGCAGCTCGGCTTCTTGCTATGAAGGTGACGGCATGAGCCACGACGCCACCAATTGGGCCATTCGCCAGCGTGGGCTTAAGCCTGCGGCCAAGCTGGTGCTGTGGCATCTATGCGACCGTTATCATCCTGACAATGGTTGCTTCCCTTCGCAGGATCGTCTTGCCGAGGATTGCGAGTTGTCGAGATCGTCGCTCAATGTGCAGTTGGAAGCGCTGGAAGGGGCCGGATTGATCGCCCGTCGCCAGCGCCGCCAACAGGGCAGCAATCGGCAGCAATCTACCCTCTACAGCTTTGCTTTTGAACGGGATTTCGTTGCCAAGGTTTCAGAAAAGCCGTGTCCAGAATCTGGACACGGACAAGAGGACGCCGTGTCCAGAAAAACAGGCGAGCCGTGTCCAGAAAATGGCGAAAGCCGTGTCCAGAATCTGGACAGTAACTCTGTAAGGGAACCAGTAAGAGAACCAGTAATTGAGAGAGAGCGTGAGCGCGAGAGCGCAGAAGAGGAAAATCCAAAAGCAGTCGAGCAGGCCTTCAAGCGCTGGTATGCGACTTGGCCAACCTTTGTGACCGATAGCGAGCCTGCTGCCCGTAAGGCCTGGGCTGCCCTGACAGCGGCGGAGCGGGTAAAGGCGGCGGAGCTGAGTGCAGCCTATGTCGAGGCTGCCAAGGCGTCGGGACGCAAGTTCGTCTGCTCGGCTGGTGCCTATCTCTCGGAAAAGCGTTGGGAAAAGCTGGATGCGATTGCCAAGCCAGCGGCTGTTGCTCCTGTTGTGGCTGGCGGAAAGATCGCCGTGCCGGTGTTCGGGCCTGCCTGGGCAGCAGCGAGGCATATGGCGTTTCTGGCAGGGCCATGCCCTATCGAACTGCCTGAGGATCTTCGTGAAACCGTGCGGGTTGCCTATGCTGCCTGCACCCGGCGTGGACCGCTGGCAGCGCAGAAGTATGCCGAACGGCGTGGCCTTGGGATCGATGCCGATGGGGAACTGATCTTCCCGGCTGATTTCGAGGCGATGGAACACCAGCGCCTGACGATGGCCGAAGGCTACCCTGAAGCGAACCGGCTGCACAACGCAGCGGGCAACCGTGGCAGCGTGACGATCAATCCCGACCTGGAACCACTGAAAGCGCTCTGCGAGGCAGTGCCGGTTGGCTCTGCCATGTGGGACGCATGGCGGGACTGGCATGCTGAGAACTTCCTCCCCTTCGTGCCGGATACCGGCGCGATGCGTGTGGTCTATTTCCCGAAAGGTGGGCCGCAGGGCCTTGATGAATTCGAGCGCGCGGCGCGCTCACTGTTGGAACGAGGGGCACACGATGATGCAGCTTAATCAGATTTCCGGTGTAGTGATTGGCAGTGGCGTGAGCAACGACAGGCGCATCAAGCTCGAATCACTTGCGCTTGGCAGGGCTGATTGCGGGTTAGTGCGGCGCTGGTTTGCGGTTCGGGTGGCATCTGGACGGGAAAAGGCTGTGGAAAAGGCTCTGGATGGTTACGGGATTGAGGCGCTGGTTCCACTGCGCCGGATACCGGAAAGGCGACGTGGTCGTTGCGTTTTCCCAGAGCGGTGGGTGCCTGTTATCCATGGGTATGTGCTGGTTTGCCTGCCTGTAAACGGGGTGATCCTAGCCGGTTTGCTGGGTGTGGATGGGGTGTCAGGCGTCATTGGTGGGTATGATAACCCAAAGCCGATCCTTGCAAAGGAAGTTAACGTATTCAAGGAATTAGCTGTATGTGGTGCCTATGACCTTGATGCACCTGTTGATATTATTTTGCAGGTTGGCGAACGTTGCCGCGTGGTGAATGGGCCATTCTCTGGGTTTGCTGCTGAGGTCATATCTGGCGGGACACGGGGCAGGGGTGATGTGGTGGTATCGGTAGAGATACTAGGCGCACAAGTGCCGGTGACGATGCCACTTGCAATGCTCGGTAAACTGTGAGAGCCATATGCCACGGAACAGCTGATGATCCTGTAGCGAACCTCTGAAAACGCCTGAGAATGGCGGGTAGAAATACCGAGGATGAGTCGCCGGTCAGCTCCCAGCCCTGAACCTAGCCAATAGGCGATATGTGTTTCAGGGCCAGTGCGTAAGCCATGCCCAAATGATTGACAGACAAGGCGACCAATGCGGTCGCCTTTTGTCGTTAAAGAGTATGAAGCGCGCCAAACAGTTTCGCCCATCCGGCATGCCATCCCGGCAAGAGCAGAAGCAGGTTGCGGACAAGTGGCGTGGCAGTGCTGCCAGTAGGGGTTATAACCATCGGTGGTCCAAGGCCAGAGACACGTTCCTGCGCTCTCGTCCGCTCTGCATTGGTTGCCTAGCGGAAGGCAGGACGGAAGCGGCAAGTGTGGTCGATCACGTTGATCCGCACCATGGCGATCCCGATAAGTTCTGGGACACAGCTATGTGGCAGCCCTGTTGCAAGTGGCATCACGACAGCGTCAAGCAAAGGCTTGAACTGATGTACGCAGCAGGTCGCATTGGCATCAATGAGCTGTGGCTCAATAGCAACACGGCCCTCAAGGTCGCGGCGGGCCTTCGAACGGACGCCATCGAAAACCCGGAACCCCACCCCCCCCGGTAAAAGTCTACACCCCCGCAGCGCCGGACCGGCGGCCCCCCACACAAAAAAGGGGCGCGATATTTTTGGCGGGAAATAATTTTTTCTGTACCGGACGGCATTGGGGGAGGCGTCTGGCGTTGGAAGTGAAGGCGGATCAATGGGACGGCGCAAGGGTGATCCGCTGGAGCAAGCGGCAAAAGGATTTCCGGGTCGCAGGCGTGGCGCTGTGGAAAAGGAAATCGAGGCGGTAGCGAGGGCAGCTTCCGAGGTTGCGGCGACTGCCGACGATCCGTTTCCGCTGCCTGAGGTTTTTACGACTGCACCGGCTTACTACCAGATGGCTATCAAGATCTGGCGGCATCAGTCGGATGTGTTGTTGAGGGCGGGCCGCAGGCGTCCGGCGTACCGGCATGCTCTGACCCGCTATTGCATCTGGCAGCAATTCTTCCTGGCAGCCAGTGAGCAGCTTCGCAAGGATCTGCCGAAAGGCGGCGCGGCCATCAAGGTTGTGAAGGGTGATGGTGAGACGGTCATTCGCACGCATCCGAACATTGATTTCATGGGTAAAGCTGAGACGGCCTTGCGGCTACTGGAGGCGGAGTTCGGGTTCACACCGGTTCGGGATCAGGATCTTTTGCGGGTCGAGAGTTTCAATTCCACGCAGGGGCGCTTGCCATTGGGTGGCGCCCATCCATCGTCGCCACGCGCAGCGGCGCCAGAGGCGGAGAAGCCAGCGGGTCACGATCCGATGGGGCTTATGAACGATACGGATAGCGCGCCACCAGGCGCCTTGAACTGATGGAGGCATCATGGCCGCGCTTTTTCCGCTGGCCATGCCTTACCCCGAATGGTTGGCAGATGTCGCCGACGATCCGGCGTATGAGTGGGCGATTTCAGGATGGAACCGGGCGGCGGCGGTGGCCGGTGCATGGTTCGATCACCGCAAGGCCGATACTGTCGTTGCGCGGTGGCCTGATATTTTCCGGCTCACCAATGACCGGTTCAAGGGCATTCCCTTCCGCCTGGTCAAGTGGCAGGAAATTACCGTCCGGCTTCTGGTTGGTTGGAAAAAGCCGATTGAGGTTATCGATCCTCGCACGCATAAACCGGCAATCGAGCATGTGCGGGTGTTCCGTCGCCTCGATCTCTGGATACCGCGCAAGAACGGCAAGTCTGAATTTCTGGCGGCGCTGGGTGTTCTGTTCTTTTGCCTGGAGAAGCTGGCCGGGGCGGAAGGGTATGTGTTTGCCCGCAACGAAGATCAGGGCCGCGTACCGTTTGAGAAGATGAAGGATATCATTCGTGAGGCCAACGGCATCATGGAAGACGCGCAAGGCAACGCGCGGATCGCGATCTTCGACAAGTCTATCTATGTGATGGAAACGAATTCGAGCTGCCAGCTCCTGACCGGGTCGCCGGACGGAAAGCATGGCCGCTCTGCTACCGTAACCGTTGGCGATGAAATCCATGAATGGAAATCAACGGAACTGGCCGATACGTTGCGGCAAAGCTCCGGCGCCCGGCTCCAGCCCATCGAACTTTACGCTTCGACGGCTGGCCGCAAGCAGTCGCTGACCGGTTATGAATGGTATGAAGAATCTGTCGCGATCATGCGCGGCGAAAAGGAAGATCCGACAACCCTTGTCATTCACTTTGCCATTGGTGAAGACGACGATTGGACGGACGAGGAAGTTTGGCGCAAAGCAAACCCCAGCCTTGGCCTGACACCGACACTGGACTTCCTGCGAACGGAATACAAGAAAGCCAAAGGGTCACCTCCAAAGGAGGCCCGGTTCCGCTGCTATCACCTCAACCAGTGGGTTGATGAGATTTCCGGCTGGCTTTCGCGCTCGGTCTGGGCGGAATGCACGAAGGATGCGCAGTCCTGGCGCGATCTCTGGGAAAAGCACAGGGGCCGTAGCGGCTATCTGTCGTGCGACGTTTCGGCCACGCAGGACTTGACGTCCATGGTCGTAACGTTGCCACCAGACGATGACTTTGATGAATGGGTCCTTATCCCTCTGTTCTGGATACCAGAGGGAACGCTGGACGAGCGGGCGGCGAAAGACCGGCGCGTCAACTGGAAAAAATGGGCGGCTGATGAGGTTGTCCTGACGACGCCCGGCGATGCTGTCGATCAGAACTTTGTCTTGAATGCGATCATCCTGGCAATTGCCCATTTTCAGATTTTGAAGATCGGCGTCGATCCATGGAATGCGCAAAAGCTCCAGGGGGATTTGCAGCGCGAAGGCGTTGACCCGGAGTTGTTTCAGGAAATGCGCATGGGACACCAAACGCTTTCCGGTCCGACAAAGGAATTTGAGCGCCTGGTGCTGGCACGCAAGATTGAACACGGCGGCCACCCGATACTGACTTGGATGGCCGGTCATTGCGCCGTCCGGTTTGACGAAAACCTGAATTACATCCCCGCGAAAAAGCGCTCTGCCGACAAGATCGACGGCATTGTCGCCGCTGTCATGGGGGTCGGTTTGGGGATGAATACAGAAGATAACAGCTCGGTCTATGACGAGCGCGGTATTGAGGTGCTTTGATGGGATGGCTTCGAGCGCTTGGCGGTGTTGTCTCCGGGCAACCGAAGGCAGCAACGCAAAGCGATAGCGGTGGAAGGCAGTACAGCGCCAACGATCCGCGCTTGCTTGAGGCCATCAGGTCGGCGGTCAATGGTGCGCCAAGCGCGGATCTGATGCGGAATGGTGCAATCAACCGGGCCGTTCGCCTGCATTGCGAAAGCATCGGCATGTTGCCGCTGCATCTGATGTATCAGGACAAGGATAAGGGCAAGGCAAAAGAGCATCCGCTTTTTTCCATCCTGCACCGCAAGCCGAACAATTGGCAGACAGCCTATGAGTTCAAGCGCCTCATGCAGTCGCAGCTTTTGCGGCGCGGCGTTGCTTATGCCCAGATCGTCAGATCGAGTGGCCGGATTATCCAGTTGCAACCGCTGGCGAAATTCCAGGTTGTTGCAAAACAGAATGCTGACTGGTCCATCACCTATGAGCTGACGAACAGGAATGGCGCGAAGGTTACGCTGGCGCAAAACGAAGTGCTTGCTATCCGCGATCTCGATCTTGAGGACGGCGTGGTTGGTGGATCGAGAGTTGATCAGGCGCGGGATTCGGCGCTGATGACGGCGACGATCAAGCAGGCCGTGAAGAAGCTGTTCGACAACAATATGCAGCTTGGCGGGGCTTTGAGTACGCCGAACAAACTCTCTCCTGAGGCTCGAGGTTTCCTGAAAGCGTCCATGGCGGAAAGAACCGGCGCAGAAAATGCCGGAAAGTGGCTGCTTCTTGAAGAGGATTTGAAGGCCACCCAATTTGAAAACTCGCTTGGCGATAATCAGCAGGTTGAAAACCTGCATTTCCAGATTGAAGAAATCGCCCGGATAATGGGAACGCCACGGCCCTTGTTGATGATGGATGAGACGGCCTGGGGTTCCGGCATTGAAGCGCTGGGGTTGTTCTTCATTCAATATTGCCTGAGTGCGCAATTCACGAATTGGGAACAGGCCATATCCCGCGACTGCCTGACGGAAAAAGAGCAAGAGGAATATGTGCCGAAATTCAATGAGGGCGCATTGTTGCGCGGCTCGATGAAAGATCAGGCAGAGTTCTTCACCAAGGCGCTTGGCTCCGGCGGCGGGCGGGCCTGGATGACGCAAGACGAAATACGAGGCCTCCAGGATCTTCCCGCGCATGGCGGCGAAGCGGATGTGCTTCCCCAGCCGACAACATCAAACACTGGAGCTGCAAATGTCCCTGCGAACCCTGCCTGAGGCAAAGACGTTTACGCGCCCGCAAAACTTCCAGTGGGACGCGCCAAGCGACGTGCTGGCGAAGTGGGCCGATGGTCCGCAGGCCGCTGATGCGACAGGTGAAAATATTATCTCCATCTTCGATGTGATCGGTGAAGATTACTGGTCAGGCGGCGGATTTACCGCCAAGCGGGCGGCTGCTGCGCTGCGACAGATTGGCAACAAGGAAGTGATTGTCCAGGTCAACAGTCCAGGCGGTGACATGTTTGAAGGCATCGCCATTTACAACATGCTGCGGGCGCATCCGGGCAAGGTGACAGTCAATGTTTTGGGGTGGGCCGCCAGTGCTGCCTCGATCATCGCCATGGCGGCGGACGAGATCGTCATGGGTCTCGGCTCGTTCATGATGGTGCATAATGCCTGGGGCGCGGTGATTGGCAATCAACACGATCTGCGCACTGCGACGGACCTTTTTGCCGGGTTCGACAGTGCACTTGCCGACATTTACGAAGCTCGTACCGGCGCAAAGCGCAAGGATATTGTTGCTTTGATGGATGCGGAAACCTTCATGTCTCCATCCGATGCCGTGAAAAATGGCTTTGCGGATCGCGTTGATGAGGGGCTGAAACTCTCCGGCGATGCCTCGGCATCCGCGAAGGGCGATACGGTCAAGGCGCGCCGCCAAGTTGAGGCCGCGCTTGCCCGATCAGGATATTCCAGAAGCCAGCGCTGCGAGCTTCTGGGTGAAATGAACAGTTCCGGTGCCCAGCGTGATGCAAGCACCTCCGCCGCGCGCGATGCAGGCAAATCCATGGTTGCCGCCCGGCAGCTAATCGAAATTTTCAAACTCTGAGGACTCAACATGTCTATGAGATTCAACCCTGCCATCGCGCTCGGTCTCGTTCTTCTCTCCGCCCTCCTGTTTCTTCTGGTCCTGGGTGGTGGTGCGCATGCCGCCGCGATCCTCCCTCTGGATGCGCATGTCACCGGCTTTGCCATGGTGATGACGGTTGCGCCGCAACTCAATCATCGTGCGCGTGGTCTGGTGATTGGTGTGCGCAACGAAGGCGATGCGCAAAAGATTTTTGAAGAGCTGAAAAAGAGCGTGGAAGCGTTCAAGGCTTCCCATGAGGAAGAATTGAAGGGCATCAAGAATAAGTTCGCCGATGTCGTGACGACTGAGAAGGTCGATAAGATCAACAACGAAATCACTTCGTTGCAAAAGGCGCTGGATGATGTCAACGCCATGATGGCCGCCTCCAAGCTTGGCGGTGCTGGCGATGGCGTGGAAAGTGCTGATCAGCGCGAACATCGCGGCGCGTTCAACAAGTGGTTCCGCAAAGGCGCGGACGCTGGCCTTGCAGACCTTGAAGTCAAGGCGGCCTTGACGACGCAATCTGACCCGGACGGCGGCTTTCTGGTGCCGACGCAAACAGAAACCACGATTGACCGGGTTCTCGGCACTGTCAGCACCATGCGGCAACTTGCGACCGTTATGCCGGTTGGCACGGACACCTATACCAAGTTCGTCAACATGGGTGGGTCTGGCGCCGGTTGGGTCGGCGAGGAAGAGTCCCGCCCGGAAACCGGCACTCCGACCCTGCGTGAAATCGTGCTGACGGTCATGGAGCTTTATGCCAATCCGTTCACCACGCAAAAGATGTTGGATGATGGCATTATCGACATCGCCACCTGGCTTGCCGATGAAGTCAGCATTACATTTGCTGAAAAGGAAGGCGCCGCCTTCATCAGCGGCGATGGCGTCAAAAAACCACGCGGCATCCTGGCTTACGATACCATTGCCAATGCAAGCTACGCCTGGGGAAGTCTTGGCTTCGTCGTTTCTGGCGGTGCAAGTGGGTTTGCATCTTCCGCGCCTGCCGACGCCTTCATTGATCTGTATTATGGCCTGAAAGCCGGATACCGGACCAACGCATCATTCTTGACATCTGATGCGACGATGGGGTCGATCCGTAAAATGAAGGACGGTCAGGGGAATTACCTGTGGCGCGACCCTTCCGCTCCTGGTGAAGTTCCGACAATCCTCGGCAAGCCAGTTTACACCGACGACAACATGCCTGCCGTGGCAGCCAATGCGTTCCCTGTTGCCTTTGGTGACTTCAAGCGCGGCTATATGGTTGCGGACCGCACTGGCATCCGGGTTCTGCGCGACCCATACACCAATAAGCCAAAGGTGGGTTTTTATACCACCAAGCGCGTTGGCGGCGGTGTGACCAACTTCGAAGCCATCAAGCTCCTGAAGATCGGCACAAGCTGATCTTTCTCGGTCAGGCGCTTTCATCAATCGCACTTTGAAAAGGACTGGTCCCATGAAGGATCTGCATTCGAGTATTTCGCGCGTCGTCGCTATCGGCAACGCCACACTGACTGCCGACAATACGCCCACCGCAATCGATCTTCGCGGGTATGATTCCGCTGAAATTTGCCTGGATATCGGCGTTGGGGGCATCACATTCAGCGGAACGAACAAGATTGAATTCGTGCTGACCCATTCCGATGACAACACGACATACACCAATGTCGCGGATGCTGACATGCTTGGTGTGTCTGGCATTTCCAACGGCATTATCAAGGCGTTGACAGCGGCCCACGCTGCGGCGGCGGTTTACCGATACGGCTACAAGGGCGGCAAGCGCTACCTGAAACTGCTGGCGGACTTTGGCGGCACGCATGGCACTGGTACGCCGATTGCTGCAAGCGTCATCCTCGGCAATGGCTTCAACAATCCGCAGGCCAATCAGGCCTGATTTATTCGATAATGGCGGGGCCGGGTTTTCGGCCCTGCATTTCTCCTGATGGGTGGTTTGTCATGCTTGTTCCGAAACGCATTGTTGCTCCGGCGGCGTCTATCCTGACGCTGAGTGAGATCAAGGAACATCTGCGGATCGAAGAGGATGACGATGCGGAAAACGATCTGCTCCAGGCGTTGATTGCGGTCGCGGAAACGTATCTGGATGGATATTCCGGTGTTCTTGGCCGGTGCATGATCACGCAGACGTGGCGCTATAGCCTCTATGGGTGGCCGTCATGTCGGTTGGATTTGCCGTTTCCTGATGTTTCCAGTGTCATCGTTCGATATCGGGATGATGACGATGTAGAGCAGATTTTGCCGGAAAGCCAATATCAGGTGCTGGAAGGGGCTTGTGGATCGTTTGTCCGGTGGTTCGACAGCTTTTCCGGGCCATCGCTATATGATCGCGGCGATGCTGTGCAGGTAGATATGGTTTGCGGGTACGGCGATACGGCGGCGGAGGTGCCTGCGAATATCATCCACGCGGCAAAGCTGATGATTGGGGCCTGGTACGAGAACCGGGAAAATATCGTAATCAGTAACTTGATCTCGCAACTGCCGATTTCTGTCAGTGCGCAGGCGCTTTTGGCGACCGTGCGACGGGTAGGTGTTTGATGCGAGCCGGGAAGCTTGACCGGCGCATCACGCTGCTGCGGGAAACCGAGACCGGGCGCGATGCCCTCAACCAGCCGATTTTGGAATGGGTTGGGATAAAGACGGTCTGGGCTGGTAAAACAGTCAACAAGGGAACTGAGGTTGTGCAAGCGCAGCAGATGAGCGGCACACGTCCACTAACCTTTCGCATTCGCCACCGTCCTGGTCTGAGCCTCAAGGATCGGGTTCGGTATGATGGTGCGCTTTACGAGATTAAAGACATTAGAGAGATCGGGCGCCGGGTTGGCCTTGATCTCGACTGCGTGGCGGTTGCGGAGTGAGATATGTCCAAGGTGACATTCAAGGTCGAGGGACTGAAAGAGCTTGAGGCGGCACTTTCGGAAATGACGGCTTCGACGGGCAAGCGGATCACGACGAAAGTCTTGCGCGATGCGGGCAAGCCGATTGCCGATGCAGCGGCGGCGAAAGCGCCGATCCTGACCATGGCGCTCTATGAAAATGTTGGCGTTGGGACAAAGTTGACCAAGCGCCAGGCGACGCTTTTTCAGAAGCAAAGTCCAGTTGAAGTCCATGTCGGCGTCAGTGATCCGGCTGGGGTGCAGGTCGAGTTCGGGAATGATGAACAGGCGGCGGAGCCGTTTTTGAGGCCTGCCTGGGACAGTGGAAAAGACCGGGCGCTTGACCAGATCATTTCCGGCCTTTGGACCAGCATCAACAAGGCTGCGCAGCGTGCAGCGCGGCGTGCGATAAAGCTCAAAAATAAAAGGTGACGTATGGAAGAGGCTGTTACGGCCTTTCTGCTGGCGGACGCGAAGCTGTCCAGCCTGATCTCCAGTCGTGTCCATTGGGGCAGGTTGCCGCAAACGGAAACCCGGCCTTACCTGATTTTGACCTTGGCGAGCGCAACCGTGGACATGGCGCAATCCGGGCGCACTGGCTGGGCGCAATCCCGCTTGCAGCTCGATGGCTATGCCGAAAGTGCCAGCGCCTCAAAGGCAATCAGCATGGCGGCTTTCGAAGTGCTGGAAAAGGCTCGCCATAGACAGGCGGGCGTAAAGATCCATAGCGCGATCATCGACACCATACGGGACTATTTGCCCGTTTCGACCGCCGGGGCGGCTCTGCTCTATCGGAACTCCATCGACCTTTTCATCTGGCATAGCCGATAACTCGAAAGGATACTGACATGCCTGCATCTGAGGCACAAATCGCCCTCGGCCTTGTTGTCGAAATGGCGGATGAGGCAACGCCCGCCACGCGGACCTATCTTGCCGAGGTGACGGATATCACCCCGCCAAGCGAAACCACCGACACGGTGGATGTAACGCACCAGCAAAGTGCCAACCGCTACCGCGAATTCATTGACGGTCTGACTGATGGCGGCGATTTTTCCTTCGACATGAATTATGTCGCCGGATCGGCTTCGGACGTTTATCTGCGGGCCTCACGCAACAAGTCGAAGTGGGTCTACATCACCTTTCCGAGCGGTCATCAGCTTATCTTCAAGGGCAAGCGCACCGGTTACGAAATCAGCGCTTCGCTTGGCGACAAGCAGACCGTGACCGTAACCTTCAAGGTTTCCGGCGAACCGGTGCTGACCGGCGCTACCGCGCCGCGCTCCATTGTTGCGCCTGCTGTGGTCGGCACGCCGACCGTTGGCGCGCCTTTGACGCTTGATCCGGGCGTATGGGCTGGAGCCATGGAGCAAACCTATCAGTGGAAGGTGGATGGGACGGCGGTCAGTGGTGCGACCAGTTCGACCTATGTGCCAGTTACGGCAGATATCGGCAGCCCTGTGACCTGCACGGTGAAGGGGGAGAATGACGACTTTGAAACGTCCGTCACCTCGGCTGCAACCGCTGATGTAGCGTGAGGGTGGCATGAGTAATCCTATCAGAGGCACGATCACCCGCAGCATCAATGGCGAGCAGATGGAGTTCCGTCTGGCCGCAAATGAATGGTGTGAGCTTGAGGAAGAGCTGGGCAAGCCCATGGGGGCGATCCTGCGGGAATTTGCGGAAAGGGTGCAGAATGAAACGATTTCCATGGCGTTTCTTCGTTCTATTTTTCGCGCCGCGCTTTGCCGTTGCAAGCCTGGACTTACGCATGACGCTGCTGGAGAGATCATGTCGAGCATCGATCTCAAGGATGCCGCGACGATCATTGGCGAAACCATCAATGCGTCTATGCCGAAGGCTGCCGCTGAAAAGGATGGTGCGCCGGGAAAGTCGAGGGCGGCAAGGACGAAGAATCCAAGCCGCTAGACTGGCTTAACCTGTACCGCGCATGGGTTGAGGCCGGGCAACGGCCCGGAGACTTCTGGGACATGACGTTGCGCGATATCATGATTGTCTTCAAAGCCTGTCGGGATCGGCGGCTTTTCGAGCATGATCAGCGGGCGTGGCTGGCGCATACAACGGCGTTTCTGACTGCCTATGCGCCGCAAAAGTCCAGGGAATTCCCAAAACTGAAAATCATCGAAAGCAAAAAGTCGGAGGCACCGCCTGCGGCTGCTACCAAAAACGATTGGCGCGCGATGCTGGATAAGGCGCGGGCTTGGGTAAAGGGTAAATCCTGATGGCAAATGCTGTGATTGGCGCTCTGCGCGTCACGCTCGGACTGGATACAGCGGCCTTTGAAAAGGGGCTTGCCAGTACCATGAAGAGCATGAAGGGGCTGGGCAAGTCGATGGAGTCGGTCGGCAAGACCTTGTCTGTCGGGTTGACGGCGCCGATTGCGGCCTTTGGCACCTTGACTGTTAAGACGGCGGGGGATTTTCAGGCGGCGATGAACCGCGTTGAGGCTGCGACCGGTGCGACGGCAGCAGAGATTGCCGACATGCAAAAGATGGCAATCAAGCTAGGTGCGGACACCACCTTTTCCGCCTCTGAGGCCGCCAATGCTATGGAAATGCTGGCGAAGAATGGCTTGACTGCCAGCCAGATCATGGGTGGGGCGGTGCAGGCCAGCATGAAGCTGGCGGCGGCATCCGGCGGGGAGCTGGCGGCATCTGCTGACCTTGTTACTGACGTGATGATGAATTTCGGGAAAAACGCCAAGGATCTGAATCCGGTTATCGATGGGATAACCGGCGTTCTGCTGCAATCGAAATTTGGCTTTGACGACTATCGTCTTGCAATAGCGCAGGCTGGCGGCGCGGCTGGCAGCCTTGGTGTCTCTTTTGATGATTTCAATGCATCAATTGCGGCCACCAGCTCGGCTTTTTCTAGCGGCTCTGATGCTGGTACATCCTTCAAAACATTTATCACCTCGCTGGTACCAAAGTCCAAAACGGCAAGAGCCACCATGCGTCAGTTGGGCTTGGAGTTTTTCGAGGCTAACGGCTCGATGAAAGACATGTCCGCTATCGCGGAACAGCTAAAAACCAAGATGTCGGGCCTGTCTGATGAAGGGCTCATCGAGGCCATGAATGATCTTTTTGGCGTTGATGGTATGCGGACGGCCATCATGCTGATGAAGACCGGGGGCAAGGGTATTGATGAGCTGAAAGCAAAGATTGCTAAGGCCTCTGCTGCCGATCAGGCCGCGGCGCGGTTGAAAGGCTTCAATGGCGAATTGGAGCAGTTGGGCGGCGCCTTCGAAAGTTTGCAGATTGCCATTGCCAATAGCGGCTTACTCTCGTTGCTGACGGAAATGGTAAAGTCGCTTGCGGATTGGGTTGCGAAACTGGCGGAAACCAACCCGGAAATCCTGAAATGGGGAACGGCGGTCGCTGCACTCGCTGCGGTTCTCGGTCCTGTTGCGGTTGGTATCGGCGCTGTCGTTGCGGTGATTGCCGCTATTGGCGCACCGATTGCGTTGGCGGTGGCTGGTGCCGCAGCATTGGCGGCGGCGGCTGTGGCGGTTTACACCAATTGGGATACGATCAAGACGCAATTTCCGACCATTGGCGCGATTGTCGAGGGCGCAATTGGTGTGATCAGCGCGACGTTGACAGCGTTGAACGCCAATGCGCACTCGATTGTTGCCGGTATTGTCGCGCTGTTTACCGGGGATTTTGCCGGGGCATTTACCGCCATACAGCAGATTGCCCATAACTTCGCGGATCTATGGCTCAATATTGCCGAGGTAATTTTCCCTGGCGCCAAGGCAGCAATCATTGCTGGGGTGCAGTCTATCGGCGCATCCATGGCAACCTTTGGATCGCAGATCCTTTCGACATTCGTCAACCTGGGCGCTGAAATGGTGGTGATTGGCGAGCAGATCATGGCCGGGCTTTGGCAAGGCATTCAGAACAAGTGGCAATCGGTCAAGGAAAGCGTGACCAGTATTGCCAGTGGCATCAAGAGCACCTTCACGGAATTCTTTGACATCAACTCGCCTTCGCGCGTGATGACCACACTTGGCGAATATATCACGCAGGGCCTTGGTGATGGTATCGCCAACGGCAAAGGGCAAGCCGTATCCTCTGCAACGGATGTCGCCAATGGTGTTTCCGGCGCATTGTCGAATATCGACACAGCAGGATCTGGCTTGGCGAAGAACATGGATAATGCTTTTTCGTCCATCGGTTCCGGGCTGGCGGATGCGATCAAAGGCACAAAGAGCTGGGGCGATGTTGCCAAGGGCATCCTTTCATCGCTGGCGCAATCGCTTATCGGCACAATGGGCGGCGGCGGCGGGGTTGGTGGATCGCTGCTCAAGGGCCTGTTTTCCGGCCTGACCGGCTTTGCCAATGGCGGCACGATCATGCCGGGGGGCAATGGTGCGGGGATTGACAGCCAAGTAGTGGCGTTTCGCAAAAGCCCGACTGAGCAGGTCGATATCCATGACCCGCGCAAAAGCAAGAGTAGTGGCGGCGGTGACCGTTACTACTCTATCGATGCGCGGGGCGCTGATCAGGGTGCTGTTTCCCGGATCGAGGCTGCCTTGAAAAAGGTGGATGGTTCGATTGAAAAGCGGGCGGTTGCCGCACAAAACTTTAGCAATAAGCGGAAATACATCTGATGGCGCGCCTGATCGATTGGCCTGTTGGACTTGGTATTCGTAGCTGGGAACCGTCCAGCGGGCCGGAAAGCGTCAATTCCGGCTCGAATGCCAGCACCAACGGTGTGCCACAGACATTTGCCAGTCCGCTGGGTGGCTGGGGCTATTCCGTGACGCTCCCCGCCTGCCAGGGGCGAATGGCGCGGCGGTTGCGCGGGATGATTACCGCGCTGCATGCCGGTGCCAATGCCGTGCGGCTGGCCTGGCACGATGCTGACGGCATGAGCCTGGAAGAGGCCGGAATCTCTTACTCTGTCGAGCAGATGCGCGACGGCTTGCCTTGGTCGAATGATGAGCCTTGGTCGAATGGCGAGAATTGGGCGGCGCAATATCCGCTGGTGAGTGTCGGGGCGGCTGCTGCCAGGGGTGCGACGATCATCACTCTGTCCGATAGCTTTTGGGGCGGTCAGCTCGATATGGGTGATGAGTTCGGCTTTGTCGGGCACTTCGCCAAATATCAGGTAACGCAGCGGATCGCCGCCGGGCAATACCGGATATGGCCGCAACTGCGCAGGGCGGTGACGCCGGACGATCTTGCAACGCTGGTGCCTGTGCTGGCTATGCGGCCTTTTTCCACGTCCTTTGCCAGCTATTCGCGTGACGTGGATGTGATGCCTGAAACTGTTTTGCAGCTCTTCGAAGTCTATGACTACGATGTGCGCGCCTATTTTACGGATTGATCATGGTTGCGCAGTTTACTGAGGCCGATCAGGAATTTCTTCGGCGTCCGCATGTGTCGCGGTTGTGGTTTTTTGAGATCGATCTCGAAGACCGTATCTGGCGGGTGCATAACGGCTCCGGCGAATATGAGATTGGCGGCTATACGTGGGTTGGTGTTTCCAGCCCGCTCGGACAGCAGCTTGTCAGCATTGGCGCGGTGCGCGATCCGCGCTTTGGCGAGGCGGCGAAGATCGATATCGTCATTGCCGGGGCGAATGCGGATTTTGTCAAATATATCCGCAGCAACCACAAGATCTTGGAGGGCCTGAGCGTCAATGCCTATTGGTCGATGATCGATCAAGAAACATTCGAGGCGTGGCCAAGTGGCTTGAAAAAGATGTTTCCGGGGTTGTTTTCGGCGCCTTCCGTGCATCGCGAAGGCATTGGCACGCGGACCATCGGGATTACTGTCGAAAGCCTCTGGCACACCCTGAATTTCCCGTTTGGCGGATATTGGACTTATTCAAGCCAGTTGAAACGCTATCCGGGCGATAAGGGCCTGCAATATTGCGGCGTCGATATCTATGAGGTCATCAAGGCATGACCGGCTCTATCGAAGATGCTTTGCGGGCGCATATCGAGGCGACCGGCACGACACCGTGCGAGTGGGGCAAGAGTGATTGCACCAGCTTTGCAGCGACATGGATTGAAACCGTGCATGGCCGCACGGTGAAGCGTCCGCGCTGGAAAAGCAAGGAACGGGCGATGGCGTTGATCAAAAAACGCGGCTCGCTGCTGGATCTTTGGTCCGATGTGCTTGGTGACTTTGGCCTGTTGCGCGGCATGGATGGCATGGTGCCGGAACCGGGCGATGTCGGGCTTATCAATACACATCTTGCCGGTGTTGTCGGCGGGATTTTCGTCAAGCCGCATTTGTTTGCCTGGCGTGGCGAGCCTTTTGGCACGCGGCTTATGCATATCCGCTCATTCGAGGCGTTCTGGTCGATCCGATGAAGATCCTGAAAATCACTCTGCTTGGCTCGGCTGCTGTTCTGGCGCTGACATTGCCAGCCCATGCTGACCCGATCAGCACGGCATTGGGCAGCTTCATCTTTCAGTCGCTGTACACGATTGGCGTTTCCGGCGCGGTGGCCAATTTTGTTGCGGTCAATGGGCTTGCGCTGCTGGCGGTGGCCGGGTCTGTCGCATCGAGTTTTTTTGCAACGAAGGGGTCGGTTAAACCGTCCGATGCCAAGTCTACCTATTCGACCGAGGAAAGCTCGGTTCGGGAAGGTATCGGCTACACGACAGGCGCTGGCGTCAAATTCTACGGCAACACGGATGGCTCAACCCGCTGGCGGTTGAATGGGCATACCGTTGGCCCGATTGATGCAATTACCGAATATTACCTTGGTGAAAAGGAAGTGGTGATCGATGACGATACCGGCTATGTGACATCGCCGCCGTGGCCAAAGTCGGACGGCACAAGCTGGGCAAAGATTGAGCATAAAGCGGGTGGCGGCGGCGAAACGGCCTGGCCTGCGCTGGTTGCGGCCTTTCCTGGCAAATGGACATCGGCCCATAAGGTTGAGCGGACTTTTCAGACGCTATCGACATTTTACAACCCGGGCCTGGAAAAAGAGAAATACCTTTCGCTGTATCAAGGCGGCGTGCCAGAGCTGCGGGTGGTTTACCGGGCATCGCTGGTTTACGACGCGACCGACGAAAGCCAGGACTCCACCAATGACGCGACGTGGCGTTGGACGGACAATAGTGTCTGGTGCATCATCCATGTGATGCGCCGCGATCCGCGGCTGTTTTCGCCTGACATGTGGGATTGGACGCTCAACACGTTGACGGCGGTCAAGTGCGATACCCATGTGGCGACCCTGACCGGTACGGAAAAGCGGTCTCGGCTTTGGGGGCAGTGGAACTATGAGGATAAGCGCAACGATACCGTTCAAAGCATGCTGGATAGTGCTGGACTGGTGATCCGCACCACGCAGGCGGGCAAGATCTATCTCGATATGATTGATGATGCGCCGGTTGCGGAAATCAGCTTCACCGATGACGATATTGTTTCCGATGACTGGAGCGGCGGACCGGAGGCGGTGGATCGTCCCAACGTCTGTCGGGTGAAATATTATTGCGAACCGCGTGATTTCGAGGTCGCGGAAATAGACATGACTGGCATCGCCTGGGCGCAGATTGACGATGAAGTCACGCGCTATGGTGAGAAATTTCACGATGTCGAACTGTCTTATTGCCCCTCGGCAAGCCAGGCGCAGCGCATTGCCCGGCGGCTGTTTGCTCTTGAGCGTGCCGAAACCTATTCGGCCACCATGAAGATGGTGGGCATGGCGGCGTGGGGGCTGCAATATGCTGAGATCCAGACTGAGTATGATGACACGCCGCGCCTGATGCAGTTGGGCGCACCGGAAATGAATGACGATGACGGCACGGTCTCGATCTCTGGGAAATACTGGCCTGAATTGTCGGCCTGGAACCCAGCAACAGATGAAGCCGCCGCCCCGGAAGATACACCGGCCCTCAACTATGTGGCCGATATCGATCCACCGGGGCCGCCGACTTATGCGGTGCAAACCACGGCTCCAGACGGCACCAGACAGTTGCGGTTGCTTTATTCCGTCTCAGGGTCGCCTGATGTTGTCGAGGTGAATTACCGCTCCTATTCCGGTGGGTCGCCAAGCTCCTGGCGCTCGATGACGGAGCGGTCTGGCGTCGCTTATGTAGCGCTCACATCCGATATCCTTGGGCAGACGATTGATGCGCGGGCGCGGGTTTTTGAGGATGAAGAAGGTTCGGATTTCTCAACGACTGCGAGCCTTGTCGTCGGAGTTGATAACGGGTTGCCACCAGCGCCGTCGCTTGTGTCGGGCGGAATAACTGTCGATGGGACAACCGCCACCCTTAGTGTGTCGGTTGTCAGTAATGACTTCCGGGTTGCGGCCATCCGCCTGATGTATGGGCCGACTGTGCTTCAGACTGTAGCGGTTTCGCCCGGCGTTGCCATTGGCTTTTCAAACACGACCTCCGTTGGATCTGGTGGCGGCACAGTCGAATGGAAAATCTACGGCGTCGTCACCAACGGATCAGTTGGCGCTGCGCTGACGCTTTCGGCCTACATCCCAGATACCGGCGGAGGTAGCGACTAACCGGTCGCTCAAGCCCTCTCTATATATCTCCAGCTTTGAAGGATTTCCGCATGTTCACGCGACAGGCGCTCTCTGTGTTTGCCGGTTACACTGCCAATGGGCAGCCACGCCAGATCGTGCCGGGCGAAAGTCAGGTGTGGGGCATGGAGCTTCAAGAGGCCGTCAAGGCGCTGTCGAATGTATCGGGCACGACCTTTTCCGTGGATACAAAGGCGGAACTGGATGCAGATCTCGCATATGGCGAGGGTGTCATTGCCCTTGTCTGGCAGGATGATGATTCTGACAATGATGGATACTGGCGCAAACTCGGCGCCTCTGGCTCCGGTAGCTGGGTGTGGCGGGCGCCTTTGCCATCAGGGATTATCTGGGGTGTCGATAGCGGCGCTGGTACGGCCAACGCCATCAGCGTTATCACGCGCGGGCGGGTTTCCGGCTATGCACTGATCGGCTTTCGGCTGTTCGAATCCACCACTTCGGAGCCAGCGACCGTTGCCTTCAATGGAGGTGCGGCCCTGACGATCAAGACCAACCAGGGGACCAATGCCAGCGCGCTTTCCGTCGGTATGTGGGTTTTTGGGATTATCGATGAGGATGATGATAGTTTCCGGCTGTTGATCGATGAGGATATTTCTGAGCTTATCGCACAAGCTGAAAGTGCGCGCGATGCTGCGAATGAAGCAAGAGTGGCGGCAGAGGAGGCAGCCAGTGCGGCGGCAGCATCAGTGGTTGGTGCAGTCAAGTATAACCAAAGCCAAAGCCTGACTATCAGTGAGCAGCAGCAGGTCATCACAAATATCGGCCTTACTACACCTTCAATTCTGAGGCTGATAGGGCTTCCGTTTGTTACACTGGATATGTTTAGTGGTGGCGTTTCTGCCTCGGCTAGTGCCAATCTTACCGCATTGACGAGCGCAATAGCGGAAAAAAAGAAAGTAGAGGTGCGGCGCGGTGTCTATCAGATGAATGGCGCCACGTTTACGGTAACTGATCCAGAAGACATCGTTATCATCGGAGAGGGAAGGAACACTTCGCTTTTTAGTTATCCGACGGCTGGCGATACCGGGCTTATCTTCAACTACAGCATGGCGTCCCTTGAAAATTGGTGGGGAGACGCTTGTACTTTTCGGGTTGAGAACCTTGGCTTTCGTGGCAATGGAGCAGCCTCGAAGGGCTTGACAGTTCAACAACTGTCTTCCACCGGTAACATTCGACTTGAGCGCGTTTTAAAAAACCTATCCTTTGCGGGGCGTGCAAGCGGTGAATATCTCGGCACTGGTCTTGTCACGACGAATGCCAGCTATTTGACGATGGATGGGATTTTCTATCGCGGCGATGGTACCAACGGTACGGCATATTCCTTGAATGGGCAGCTTGATAGCCTCGATAACTCGATTGCGCGACTATACGCATCGGAGTGCGCGACAGGCATAAACGTCTCTGGGAAGATCGAGGGATTGACGATTTCCGATAGTCGGTTGGTCAATCTTGCCAACGGTATCTTCGTAAGCCCTTATCTCGCCGCTGGCGAAAATGTCCAGCCATGGGTGAGTATCAGCAACTCCCATATCGCGGCCCGGTCGCGCGGTATTTACGCGACAGATATTGCTCAACTTCAGGCGACAAGCAACCTGATCTATTTGGTCTCCGGGTCAAGCGATGCCATTGGCATCGATTTGCTGCGGACGGAGGCGTACGGCATTGGTTACGGCCTACACCAGATTATCGGCAATCAGGTTTTCAACCAGCAGGGCGCAGTCGGAACGACAATCGGCATTCGCTTTGAAAGCAGCACCTCTACCGGCCAGGATCATTCCGTATGTGATGGCAACATTGTTGCCAACCTGAATATCGGAATTCAGACCTATGCCACATCCAACCAGATCAGCGGGCAAAACCGTGCGACGGGCTGCACGACGGCGCTGAATGACAACGGCAGCAATACCAATCTGACCGTGCTGACCTCTTGATACAAAAGGGCATTCTGATGGTTGATTTTGTCTGGTTAATGTTGCGCGGGCTGATGGTCTGGTTGATTCGGATTGGGGATGCCTCGAAAGGTGTCCGCAGGGTTGTTGTCGCGGCCTACGTTCTTTCTTTCATTGCGACGGCGCTGATCGGCGTAAACAGCACAATCAACATAGGAATGCGCCTTTTCGACTTAGCTTCGGAATATTGACCAACAAAGCCGCAGCTATTCCCTGGCGGGCATTCTAAAGATTAAAAAAGGAAACGATCATGGATCGCGCGAAATTCTTCGCGGCGGTGCGCACGTCGCTGTTTGGCGGTGCGCTGACGCAAAATCAGGTGAGTGGCATCACGGCCATTCTCGATGCCTGGCAGGCCAGCACAATGACCGATCTGCGCTGGCTGGCCTATATGCTGGCGACGGCATTCCATGAGACTGCGCAAACCATGCAGCCGGTGCGTGAGACGCGTGCGGCGACGGACGAACAGGCTATCGCCATTCTGGATCGATCCTGGGGAAAGGGTGTGATGCCCTGGGTAAAGTCGGCCTATTGGCGAATCGGGGCCGATGGCAAGAGCTGGTTGGGGCGTGGCTATGTCCAGCTTACCCACAAGGTCAATTATATCAAGCTGGGCGGTGCCATTGGCGTGGATCTGGCGGCCAATCCAGCCCTGGCGATGCGCGAAGATGTGGCGCTTAAGGTGCTGTTTGTTGGCATGGGCGAAGGTTTGTTTACCGGCGTCAAGCTGGCGGATTACTTCCAGGGCGCCAAGGCCGATTGGGTGAACGCCCGCCGCATTATCAACGGTACGGAAAGTGCCAGTGTTGTTGCTGGTTATGGCCAGAAATTCCATGCGGCGCTTAAGGCGGCCACGTGATGGAGCGGAGCTGGATTTATCGCCGTGCCGCCGTCTTTTTCGCGCTCGCCTTTAGCGCCGGGATTATCCTGGCGCTGTTGATCGGCGGACAGGACACCATGCTTGCCCGTGACCTTGCGCAGGGCGCCTATCTGATCATGGGGTCTACCATCGGCGCTTATGTGTTTGGCGCTGAATGGAGTGACAAGAATAAAGCCAAGGAAATCCTGCAAGGGATCGATGGCTATCCGCCGCCACCCGGAGGGCAGATTTGATGGCCGCTATCAGCAAAAAACTCAGATCTATTGAGGGCGGTCGCCTCGGCTTCATGTGCCCTGGCTGCGATGGATTGCACCAGGTGGCCGTTGGCAGTGGGCCGGGTCCACGTTGGTCATGGAATGGCGACAAGGATAAGCCGACATTCGCTCCATCCATTCTCATAACATGGAAAGAGCCGAGCGACGTACCGGCGGAATTTGATGACGAAACCAAGGATGTTTCCATGGTTTGTCACTCGTTTGTTGTTGACGGGAAAATTCAGTTTCTCGGAGACTGCACCCATGCGTTGGCGGGGCAGACGGTCGAAATTCCAGATTTGGAACGGCGGGGTTCTGCGTGATGTTTGCAACCCTGTCTGACTTTATCAAGATCCCGCTGGCGGTGCTGTTTGGTATCGTCATCGCCGCGATCTTTTATGAGGGGCTGAAGGTTCCGTTTTTTGGCTGGCAGCTCGTGGATGGGCGGATTGCCTCAGAGGTCAAAGCGGCAACGGCGGATCTTGTCGCCGCCTCTGATCTTGCCGCTGCGAAAGCGGATCTCGCCAAGCTGCAAACCGACATCGCCCGTGCCGAGGCGCTGCGGCAAATGGCGGAGCGCAATATTCAAAGCCTCATGCAACAGGATGAAGACGATGCAAAAGCCCTTGCCGAAAGGCAGGCTGCGGATGATGGCGTTGATGGCGCTCGCTACACTGCTGCCGATATTGAGCGGATGTCTAAGCGATCGCGCCGCGCGCGTTGATATCGCCAGCGCTGCGGCCACGAAGGCTGTGGCGCAAGCATCAACCAAGCTCCCAGATTATCCGACCTATTGCCGCGCCCACATGACGCGACCACCCCTTCCCAAAGTGGGTGATCTCGCCCGACAACAGGATGAGAAATGGGAGGTTGCCGCCGATGCGTCGGACAGGCGGACGGATTTCTGCGGGTCATTTTACGATCAAGTTAAGACAAGCTACGGCGCGCCGGGTGCGGCGTCGAAATAGAGAGGGAATTCCATGGCAACGCAGGAAGAGAAGATCGCAATCGTTCAACGTGGTGTCAGTGCGTTTGCCGCAATCGAGCAGGCGTTGAAGGATATTGCCGAAAACGCCAATGCGCTGAAGTCCGTCTATGAGGATGGCGCCGCCGCTGGTATGGCCGATGGACGGACTGTCGTTCTCCAGATTGCTGAGTTTAATCGCTGGATTGGTGATGTCGGTGATTTTGAAGCCAAGGTTTATGACGCCCATGACCGTTCGACGGCCATTGCAAAAGCGAACGATGCGGACAGCGCTCTACCAGAAGGATATGTGACTATCCTGGGCGGAGGCCGGTGA